CTTTCAGGAGGTCCGACAATGAGACTGCGCAACCCGTTTCAATCCTTGACGTGGAATTCACTTTTGCTGCGGTCACGGCGCCGGCTGCGGCGCCGCCCACTGAATTTCGCCTGCCTCTGTCCGGCAGCACAGGTCCTGGAAGTGCGGTCCCTGCTTTCGGGAAACGTGGCGCTGAACGTCGCCGCCACGGCGATCACGCTCACCAGCGACGGCGGCGACAACCACGTCGACGTTTTCAATCCGGCTTGATTAGCCAATTGATAACTTAGTCGTAGTGTGTGCGTAGTCAATGTATCGGACTTCCGATAGGTTGATAATGAGAGCCTAATGAGAGTAAGGAGACAACCCATTTTATGGGGGATCTTAATTCTGTCCTTAGGCGATTTGTCGCACTCCGTAAATCAATAATTGATGACGGAGTTACTAGTGGTGTTCCTTTCTGTGTTAAAGACTCTCAGACTATGCTTGAAAGAGCAGAATCCGAAGGTTCTAGCTTCTTCAAAGTAACCTTCCCCGTATTGGGGAAGGCCTTCGATCGAGGCCTTATTGACGGAAGTTTTAAAGCTCCCGCCAGCTTTGGCACTAAACGGAACTCAAGCCTACCTCGCTTCTGCTATGCGGTTTTCCGCACAGTTTTCGACGATGGTGGGATACTACTAGCTAATCCTAAACTTTCCAGCATATTTTTCCTACGACAGTTTCTCTTATTTGACTCTAAGCTCTTAACTGAGCCTAGTGCCGAACAAAGAAAGCTATCTGTTGACGGGTTTGAACAACGTCAGAAGGCGCTCCGAAAGGTTCGCATTCCTGTTGAACATCCCGTCGTTCTGAGAGCCCAAAAGCTCTTAGGTAGTGTTCTTCGCGGTCTTGATTTATCAGTTATTACTCCCGGACATGGTCCGGGAGGCGTGGCTGATGGTCTTGATCGCTTTGAACGGTGGGATTTCACCGAGTGGCCTTTAAAAGCCTCCCGATGGTATCCTCATGAAAAATATGGCTCTTCTTCGTTCAAAGCCCTTTGTGACGTCGGCGTTCCCCGTATTCGTCGTGAGATGAATACTAAGTGTTGCCTAGTTCCGAAGGACTTTAAAGGACCGCGGTTGATTTCTGCTGAACATACTGTTAATCAGTATCTTCAACAGGGTCAGATGAAGAAAATGATGCAGTTTATTGACAATCATGGGCTTCTCAGGAGATCTATTAGATTAAGGGATCAAACCTTTAATCAAAAGATATGCCAAAGGGCTTATGATGACGGATTGGTTACATTGGATTTATCCAATGCTTCTGATACCGTTTCTAGTACGTTGGTTTGGTTCCTCCTCGCGGGGGTCCCTAAACTACGTAGTCAATTATTTTGTACTCGATCTGATTTCATGATTTATGAAGACAGAAAGATCAAAATTACTGCATTCGCTCCAATGGGATCAGCTACATGCTTTCCCATTGAGACACTTGTCTTTTGGGCGCTATCACTAGCGTCTGTGAGACACGTGACTTCTTTCTGGCCTCATCCTATTTCTAGGATGAGATCTCCGTTAGAAGAGGCGTCTTCGTCTGTTGCAGTTTTTGGGGATGATATTATCATTCCCTCCTACGCAATGGACACCCTCGTGGGTACATTGCAAACTGTCGGATGTGAAGTTAATACGTCTAAAACGTGTTACTCTACACCCTTCAGAGAGTCATGTGGCTCCGAGTGGTATAATGGCATCGATATTACTTTAATTCGTAATAAGGAGTACCAATATGAGGACCGGAAAAAGCTCATCGATTACCCTGCGCTACTTAGTCTCCAAAGAAAATTCTTTCTTAAAGGACTATATAGTGCAGCTGCACTTTGTAAAGACTGGGCAAGAGAAATCTATCCAGTACTTACAGTCACTTATCGAGACATACCGAACCCTTGGGGAATCCGTCACAACTTTACAAGTTGGAAGGACACCTTTGGGGAGAGATACTGTTTCGATGGATCGCATGAAAGATCAAGTTTGGTTCAGGGCGGCGGAAGCGCTTGCGCGTTTCCGTCTGTCCTGGGTCGACTCGACCTCGAACGCTTTCCCGCTGATACGTTTCCTGCTGCAATCGGACAATACACTTCACTTGATAGTGGAGTGCGCGTCCGGTACAATAAGAGCTACCAGCGATATGAGTGCAGACTCCCTGGCGTTTTTCAACACACCAGAGAGTGGCCGCTTCCAAAACCTCAAGTGGGATTACTTTCTTCGACTAAAGTCGAAGCGAGTATACTCGGTATCAACGATCCAGAAGCTGCAAAGCGACTTGACCGTCAAATCCGAGAGATTCCATTAAGGCAAGTTTATGCAAGATATCTTGCTAGACTTGTTGGAGACGAC